CATGACATCGTTCGCCATGGATTTGCGCATCATGAGCGCCAGGTACGAGAACGGGTGGACGACCATATCGCCGTAGCCGGCGGCAGCCTGGCGCACCATCTCCTCGGGGATGACCCTCATCGGCCAGCCGACCCTGAGTAGCGCCATGTCGCGCCATACCTTGTGAACACCGTCGAGGAACCGGATGCCCCACGATGATTGCAGGCCACCGGGGAACATCTTCTCGAGCGTGCGGTAGGCCGCGCCCTCGTTCTTGAACGCTTTCGATGCGAGTATCTTCTCGGCAAGCGTCTGCGTCACTTCATGGAGACCGCTGGTTGCCTTCCGCACCTCGCGCGCATTGGGGAGGCTGATCCTGGTCATTGACGTTTGGGACTCGAGGACCGCGGAGTAGCGCGGCACCGATGCGCCGATCGCCTTGTCGCTCTCCATATACATGTCGGTGAACACACGATTGACATCATCAATCTGATTCCCTACGGCGTCGATCTGGTAGTTCTTGTTGTCGAGGACCGCTTCGGTCCAGTCGGCCATTGTGTCCTCGAGGAGCCGCTGGTAGTTCTCTTCGCTAAGGTTGAGCTTCTTCCCTTTCTTACGCATCCGCTCATCGAACTTGCGGGCAAACATCTGTGTCAGCTCATTGAAGATGTCGTCCATGCGCGGCACGGGCTTGTCGGATTCAGCGATGATCTTGTAGAGGATGTCATTCACCTCATCATCGGTGGCCCTGATTGTGCGCATCCAGGCCGTGGCGTGGTCGAGTGTCTGCTCGAGGTCGTAGGGATCGAGCTCGAGCTTGACGGCGTTGGCCCCGAGGCGGTGCGTCGAGGTCCGTACCTTGGTGACGATGCCGCCATTGAACTTCAACATGCTCCCTGGGTCGCCGGGCAGTCGCTCAACCCAGCCGCGCCGCATCCGCGCCGCCCTCGATGCGAGGGGTGCTTGGCCGATCTCTTTGCCGAGGTAGGGGGCGAGCGCCCTGATGACTTCGGCTTCGGTGTCGGCTTTGGCGATCTGGAGCTGTACCCGGCCGGGCAGACCGTGGTTGATGACCTTGCGTTGCTTGGCGAGATCCTTGTTGTTGGCGAGCCACTGGATGGTGTGCCGGCCTCTGGCTGAGGTGAGGTAGTCCTCGATGAGTTGTGGCTTGAGGTAGGGACGCCACGAGCTCGTGATCCCGGCTTCACGCAGCGCCAGCTTGCGTGCATCCTTCGACGCTGATTCGCCAGCCAGCAGTTTGAGGCCGGCCTGGTAGGTGGCGTCGAACTCGATCCACTCCGATGCTTGGAGCATCCTGACGAGCTCTTCTTGCTCGAACCTGAGCGCCTGCTCGGACCTGACGGCATCGGTGTAGGCTTCGTCGGCTTTGGCGGCTCGCTGCTCGAGCCGGTTGAGCTCCTTGTTCATGGCCTTGCGCTGCTCGCGGGTCATGAACTCTCGTTGAGGACCGTATCTGCGCTCGGCCTGGGCGAGCTCTTCGACCGCATCGGCAGCATCCTGTTTCGTGAGGTCGATGTGCGCGCGTGCCTGCTTGGCTTTGGCGGCCAGCTCATCGGCCTGATCTGCGTACTCGAGACGGCGCACCTCAGAGCCCTCGGTTGCCGTCCACGGCCCATTGCGCATCAGGATGTCAACGTCTCCACCACCAGGGTCGTCTATGACTCGCTTGACAAGCTCGGCGTTCCCCTGGTCGGCGTGGATCAGCTCATGGGTGAGCGTGTTGTCCCACATCGCCTCGGCCATGTCGCCGTACTGCTCGTAGAGCCAGTCGAAGTACTTCTTGCCGTACTTCTCCATCGCGATCTCATCGAGCCGGTCAAACGCCTGCGCATACGGGTTGTACTGGGTGGCTCCCGGCTGGAACACCTGCCGGCTTGTCGCATCGGTCCCGATGTAGTTCTCGGCCTTTGCGCCGCGTATCTGCGTTTCGATGTCGTCGTACCGGATGAGACGTTCTACCTCGGGGTCCTCTTTGAGCATCCTGACTGTTGCCGGGTCGAGGCCGTCGGCAATCTCGGAAGGGACCGCGCCCTTTGGCTGGGTCTCACCGAAGATGCCGCCGCCGAGGTAGTCGTCTTCGATTCCAAGATGGCGCTCGAGGTACGACCGTTGGATCTGCCGGAAGTTCTCTGCGGCTTGCTGAGGAACCAGATTCCGCCTGGCAGCGCGGTACAGCCCGTACTCACGGATCGGCACCTCAACCGGGTCGAGGGGTGAGATGCGAACACCGAAGTCAACAAGGCCGGAAGCGACGTTGAACGGGATCGTATTCGGGTCGAACACCTGGATCGCGGCGATGCGGCCGAGGCTGACCGGCGAGTAGTGGCTCACGCCGTTGACGGTCTTGGACAGGAGAGTGGATTCGGCAATGCGGTCGTAGTCGGCGGTGATCGGTGTGCCGTACTTGCCGGCCGACCAGATCTCGGTTTCCGCCAGAGCGTCGGCATACGACTTGCCTTCCTTCACGGCTTGACCGATACGGGCTGCCGCACCGGGCTGCTCCAGGGGGTCCGTGGATTGGGGGAACCAGCCATTGCCCCAGTTGATCGGGTTGCCCTTGGCCCACTCTCGAGCCGATCGCGAGACCCAATCACCACCGGAACGACGCCACGCATCAACGAAGCCTTCGTCGTACTGCTGCATCCTGGTAGCGACCCTGAGCCCTCCGCCGACCGGGGATGCTTGATACAGCGACTCGAACACGCCAGTCACCCCACGCGTGACGCCGCGCAGTTTGGAGAGCATTCCCGTGTCCTGGGTAGTGGCATCGCGCTGTGAGAGGTCTTTGATCCACGGCGAGCCGTCCCAGTCAACGCCGCTCAGCGCCACCCCGGTCGCCACCGTGGCAGACATGGAGGGGTAGGTGCGGGTGAGCTTGGTGAGCGAAGCAGCAACATCAGGGGTCAAGAGGTCCGAATAGGACGACTTCTGATAGAGGTACTCCGCAAGCCGGCCATTCTCGGCCTGACGTTGTGCTGGGTCGTACATGGTTATCGGTTCAAGAGTCCAATGATGTAGGGGTCGGGCCAGAGCTTGACGATCTCCTCGATCACCATGTCCGTGTCCTGGCCGGCGTAGCCGCCTTGGGTCTGCGGCGACATCGGCATCATGCCTGTGGTGATGGGCTCGTTGGGTCGTTGGGTTGGCCCGAAGAGGCTCGTTGGCGGCGCACCAGCTCCCGCGCCAGGTTGGGGTGCATCAGCTCGAGCTCCTCCAACGGGCACCGGAGCTGCCGCTGCCTGCTCCTCGATCGCTTTTCGATCTCCATAGCCTCCACCTGGAGCCGCAAGGTTCGCAGTACCTCGGGCGGCAGGGCCCCCGTCTGTTCGAGCTGACAATCGACCTGGCCCTGATACTGGTGCAGGCCGCGCTGGTGTGCGGGGCCCTCCACGACTGGTCATCCTTTCTCATCTTTCTGTTCGATGATCTCGGACATGTCTACCTCTTGGGTGTCTTCGTCATCTGGAATGACATCGGTCGGTGCCACGAGCTCGCCGGCACCCTTGCCCTCTGAATCGCGGTGAGACGGAATAGCCTCGGGGTTCGAGATGACGGGCCCGGTACGGAACTCGCGCTGCTTGAACACGACGCCCTCGAGCTTCGGGGTCGCCTCGTAGCAGCGGTAGCCGGGGCACGTTGCGCGCGTGGCGTTGTACTCGGTCCCACAGTTTCGGCAGACGACGACTGGATAGCGTTGCATGGTCTCTCCTCTAACGGTTCACGGCGACGGTTTGAGCCCCACCGCCCTCGGCTTCCATCTGGGCCAGGATGGTCTGGATCGGTGGTGCCGGCCCTTCGGGTGCCGGCCCACCGGGCCCCATGCCGGGAGGTCCGAGCCCTTGGGCCATCGCCACCTCTTCGGGTGACATCTGTGGCTCTTCGGGCGTGTAGAACTTCACGAGCGTTTTCTTGGCCTCGCCGGGCTTGGTGTAGAGCTCGACCAGTGCCATCTCGGCCTTGGTGTCGCCCTGCACGCTCTTGTTGGAGAGCAGCCCGATGAGTTGGATCTCGGCCTCATCTTGGAGCACGCGCTCGTTGATGAGCTCGATGGACTCGTCGGCCAGGCCGTCGATGTTGGCCTGGAAGGTGCGCCGGTCGATGACCCGTGCTCCGAGGAGCTGGAGACCGGCGAGGATCTTGGAGGTCTCATCGAACGTCGCCATGGCCCCGTAGACACGCTTGGTGCGGTAGTCGCCGGCAATGTCGGTAGCCGGGGTATACATCTCTTCGTTCGCTTTGGACCCCTCGTACCAGAAGACCTTGCGCTTGAGGTTGGGGTGCATGACATCATCCCACTCGAGCCGCTTGCGGTCGATGAGCTGCTGGCTGTGCTTGAACGCCATGTGGTACTCAGCGATGTTGTTGTTGAACGCCGAGCCGAGGTTCTTGATGCCTTCGCCTGTGGCGAAGCTGTTGGGCGAGATCCCGTCCTGGCCTACGTCGTACTGGCCGACGATGCGCATCTGGCGCTCGAGGACGTTGATGGCCTGGAAGGTCTGCTGGATGAGGTCGCCTGTGGGCTTCTCAACCCGTGCGCCGGCCTGGAAGAAGTTGATCGCCTCGCGCCCGGTCTGGTACTCGTCGGAGTCCATCTCACCGAACACGTTGGTCTCACGGAAGTTCGAGTCCTCGGTCGCGATCATGCCCAGGAGGTTGAGCTTGGCGGACTGGGCGAGGAGCCCGATGACATGCGTGTACTGGCCCTTGAGTGCGTCGAAGCTGAATCGCTTGGTGAGCACGAACGCCGGCTCTGAGAGTGGGTTCGGGATGAAGGTGAGGACATCCTGCGTCTCACGGCACACGATGTAGGTGCCCTCGGCGTTCATGTACTCGATGATCTCGACATCGCCGTTGCCCTCCCAGTTGCCGTCGAGGAGGACGACGCCGCCGCGCCGCAGATCCTTGCGCGGGCCCAGCGCCGGGTAGACCTGCTTGAGCCGCTGGTAGGGGATCTTGCGGATGGTCGCGATCTCGGTGGGTTGCTGGTCGGGGCCCCAGAAGCCGGGGTAGCAGTCGTAGGGGTCGCGCAGCTCGGCCACCGGGAAGATGTAGTCCTGTACCTTGCGCTCCTTGATGACATGGACCGAGAAGCCGTAGCCCGGCACCCAGCGTCCCATCTGCGGATACTGGAGCTCCATGCGCCCCATCTCGTCCCAGGCATTGACGATGCGTGAGCGTTTCTCGGCGCGGTCCCGTGCCGTCTCGTTGTCCTTGATCGGGAGGTGTTCCATCTTGAGGATCGGCATCTTGCCGACCCGTTGCGCGAGGCGCTCGAGGCCGGACCACACGATGTTGGCCGTGGGGAGGTCAACGTCGAGATCATCGAGGTCGGTCTCCGGCCCGTCCTTGCCCCATCCGAGAACGGCCTGCACGCCTTCGACGCCGCCGTTCATGATGGCGCGCATCCGCCGCCGTTCTGTGAGGTCGTGACCCATCTTGAGCGCATCTGCTCGGTCGAGGATCTCTCCGAAGGTCATCATCATCGTCGTACCCTCCCTGGGTATGAGGTGCGCCGGAAGGTGTTGGTCGATCGCATCTTAGGATAACCCTTCTCCCGGTGGCCGGTAATCCGATCTTGATGGCGGTCTTTCCGCATCCACCGCACAATCCGTGGGAACGGGAACCAGGACGCCATCTTCACATCTGACTTGCCCTTGACCCGGCCAACCCCGTCCGTGGTCCAGAGCTCGAGCTGGCGCAGCAGCACATTGACGGCGACCCTGGCGCGCTCGGTTCCATACGGGAGGATGATCCGCCCGTCGTGGTAGAACGGAGCCATGCCGGAGATCCCCAGCTCGGGGTCCTGCTTGTTCTTGCCGGTGGTGTGCGGCAGCACACGCAGCCCGAGGTCGCGCTTGAGTTCGATGAACCGTGGATCGGAGAAGAACTCGACCTGTTGCGAGTTGTCCTCGTAGTACCAGTCCACGAGATCGTACATGTCGTACCACTCGGCCATGATCCGCAGCGCGCCCGCGAAGCCCCCGGCTTCCTGCGTCTTGATGTCGATGAGTGAGAGGTGCCCGGCCGTGTAGTGCCACAGCACCGCGGCCTGGGTGCCACGGCTTGCGGGGTCGATGCCGGCAATGAGCTTGCCGGGCGGCAGCCCCTCGAGGCCGAGGTCCCGCGACCAGTCCAAAGCGTTGGCGCGGATCTGCTCCATGTTGAACACGATGCCGCTGATAGGGATGGGCCGGTTGAGGTACCGCATCTCATACGCCCCGGCGATCCCGAGGTCGTCCATCTCGACCTTCTTCTCCATGAGCCACTCGTAGTCGTTGAGCTCGGGGAACAACATGCAGTCGGTGTGCGCCGCTTCATCGAGGGGGTCGATGCCGCAGCTCTCATCGTGCGCGGAGTACACGACGTAACGCCATCGGGTCTTGTCGCCGGACTTCATGAGGTACTGGGGGATGTCGTCGGGGTGGTTGCGCGATCCGATGTAGACCCAGGCGGTCCACTTCTGCTTGCGGGTGCCGATCTCAGCGAACTTGTTGCGGCTGTACTCGCGCTGGCCGGGCTCACGCACCGTATCGAGGTCCTCGAGGTCGTCCACGATCAGCCAGTCCACATCACGGCTGAGGATCTTGGAGGTGCGGCCGAGCGCCAGTAACGAGGAGCTCTTGGCTCCGATGTGGCCCTGCTGCTTGACCTTGATCTCCTTACCCGACCACGGCCGGTCCATGTTCCGTGGAGGACGGAACGTCTCACCAGGCGGCAGCGCCGCCGCGATGAGCTCCTCATGGTTCGTGAGGTAGTCCTTCACCGCGCCGAGCATGAGCTTCGCAACGTCGGTGTTGGCGCACACCCACATGATGCGTAGATTGGGGTCCATGATGATGAGCCAGAGCACGAACCGGATCAGCAACTCGGACTTGCCGTGACGGGGCGGCGACAAGATCATCTGCTTGCCGCCCGTGGCGAACGCTACGAGGAGCAGACGGACCCACTCGATGTGGAAGGGCTTGTAGACGACTCGTTCGCCCTCCAGCTGGCACCACCGACGAGCGAACGTGACATGGGCACGGACCAGATACTCGAGCAGCTCCTCAAACCGCTCCGACTCCCGACCCTTCTTCGTCTTCCCGAGCTTGCGGAACTCATGCAGTAGCTCAGTCGGCAGCATCGCATCCATGAACCGGGACCGCTGCCACTCCCCAGCCGCCACCTCCTGCTTCGTCTCCCACAACCAGGCCCGATACACCCTCGAGACCGTCGCCTCGGACTTGCCAAGGATCTCCGACGCCTCAGCCTGGCTCAACTCCCCCGACCGGATGGCCTCCCCCATGCCATCACGCATGGCATCCATCGCCCCAGAGTTCGGCCGCAGCTTCTCCGACCGCTCCCGCAGCTCCGTGACCTCAACATCAATCCCGATCGTGTCCAACATCTCCGCAGCAGCAGCCTTCCGGCCCTTCCGCTTGAGATACGCCCGACGATCCGTCACATAATTCTTGCACTTCTTCGAGCAATACAACCGCCGAGGATGAGCA